GACCTCGGCCAGGTTCGGCCCGGTGCCATTCGGTGCGCTCCTGTTGCTGGCCGGTCTGCTTGTCCTTCCAGCTCTCGCTGGTGGCGAGGGTGATGTTGGTCACCGCATTGCCGTTGGGCATGTAGCGGGTTTCCGGGTCACCACCGACGTTACCAACCAGAATTACTTTGTTAACACCTCTCATGCTGCTTTCCTCATGCGCTCTCGCATCTGATGTTCAAGCTCTGCCAACTCTTCCAGGAACGCTTTAACTTCGGACTCCATCTCGCGAATGCGTTCCTCGTCGCGGTGGTAGCGGAAGCACACGTACTGCAATTCATCAGGCAGACGGTCGTCGAAGCTCACGAAGTCGACCCACTCGCGGCCGCTGCATGACATTTGGGCGAGCATCTGCCACTCGTACTGTGGGTCGTGCTTGCCCGACTGCATCGTGTAGATGTGGGTTGCGGTAGACGGGCATTTAATCTCGACGAGGCCATGCTCACCCGCGAGGCCATCTGGCGACGCGCCAAATCCATGGATTCGCGGATGGATGATCAGGCCTGTTTCGATCGTCATTACGCCTGCATTGAACTCGTAGGCCGAGCGAGCAATCGGCTCCAGGTCGGTACCACGCTGCATTGCGGCGCTGGTGAATCCTTCCTCGCGCTTGCCGGTCAGGCGCTCGCACAGGAGCTGCATCATGTAGTTCTGGCGGGTAGCAGAAGGGGCGCCACTGCGCCCCTTTGCCATCACATCCTTGACCTTGCTGGCCGTCACCCGCCCCAGGCGCTGTGCGAACCATTCATCACTACGCTGCTCGATCATCGCCGGTCTCCTCGAATTCAACGTCGATAGGTGCCTCCAGCAGTTCTTTCTTCCGCTGGTCTTTCGCAACTGTCAGTTGGTCACGTGCACCCTTGGACTTGTAGGCCTTCCAGGCATCGCTGAATGCAGCCTGCAAATCATCCATGGTCGGAGCAGAATTGATCAGCGACAGAGCCTCGGTCACGTCCTCGACTGGCTCGCCAGGGGTCACGTCGCGCTCGACGATGCGCTCTGCCTCGTCCTGGTCGTAGATGCCGGCGAACCCGAACGCGAGGCGTGCGCACTGGATCATTGCCTTGTGGCGAAGCATCCGGCGCGGATGGGACTGCCAAGGCTGGGTGTTCCGCTTGCACTCGGCCATGTACTCAGTCGCGCTGATGGCATGGCTGCGGTCCTTCCGGTAGATCTTGCAGGTGCATTCGGTGCCCTGCTGGTCCATTGAGAATTCCATGCCATCGAACTGTGGGTTCTCGTTGATGATCCGAGCCCAGCCATCCACACCAACAACCGGCACGATGCCGTTGTTCTTGTCGGGGAATGCGTACAACTCCTTGGTGAAGGGGTTCAGTTTGTACTGGTCTGCCACGATCAGCAGGGCGACCATCTGCGAATCATTGACCTGGCCCTTGAAACAGGTCTGCTTGAGCGTGTTCGCCACTTCTTCAGGCGTGGTACCCATCTCGTAGCGCGTGGCGAACTTCGTCAGGAGCGGTGTTAGTGCAGTTCCCATGTGAACCTCAATAGTTGATCGTGATGTGAGGAACCTTGCGCTGAGCGATCAGTGTGATCGCCTGCTTGGCGCATTCCTCGGGCATGCCGCCGGCGATCAGGGCCGCCAGGGCTTCGTTGTTGATGGCTTTCTTGTGGGCCTTGTCGGCTTCTCGGGCTGCTGCCTCGCGCTCGATCCTGGCTTGCTCGTCTGCCTGCCGTTGGCGCTCTGCGGCAGCGGCTTCTTCGGCGCGCCGCTGTGCATCACGCTCAGCCTGCTCGGCGCGTTGCTGTGCTTCCAACTTCTCGCGCTCCGCCTTCTCGGCAGCGAGTCGCAGTTCCAGTTCCCGGCGCTCGGCGGCAGCCTTTGCCTCGGTTTCGCGGCGAGCGGCGGCTTCGCGTTCTTCCTGGGCGCGTCGTTCCGCTGCAAGGCGCTCGGCCTCGGCTGCTTCGCGGGCAATGCGTTCCTCGCGCTCTTTCTGCTCGCGAGCAGCAGCTTCGGCGCGCAGTCGCTCCAGTTCGGCCTGCTCGGCTTCATACTTCTCGCGTGCAACGAGGGCTTCGCGCAGCGCGACCAGGGCCTTGTCCTTGGTACGGGCGGCCTCGGTTTCGAACTCTTCCCAGTCCTCGCCAATCAAGAGGCCTTCCAGCCACTCAATGTTGGCTTTCAACTCGGTCGAATCTAGGTCGCGGCATTCCAGGCGCAGGTTGATCTGATCGATGCCGGCCTGGTGCTTGGCCTTGCGCATTTCCTCGCGCTGCTCCCACTCAGTTAGGGGCTGGCGTACCTCTGCCTGCCAGGAGTCCAGCAGGTCACGCATGCGCTTGCGCTCGGCATCGACCTTCTTCGGCACTTCCTTCAGGTCGGCGACCAGTTCCTTTCCTACGTTGTCCAGCGCCGTCTTCGAGCGGGCGACCTTGTAGGCGATGGAGGCGATGGCCTCTCTGCCCTTGCGGGTAGTGACGTCTGGCACGAAGCCGTCGATCTCTTCGCGAATCTTGGCCAGGAACGGGTCAAGGCCATTGACGGCCGAGTAGACTTGGAGTGCGGTTTCTTTGGCCGGCACTTCGACCAGTTGGTTTCTGCGGACATGATTTCTCCGATCCGCCCGAGGGCAGAGATTGAAAGGGAAGGGGAAAGCGCTTACGGCGCCACTCGGCAGCGTCACCCCTGCGGGATGAATAGCGTTGCGCTAGAAGCCGCTGCTGCGGGTGTTTTCTTCATGCCTCCCACCGCCCGCTGGGGAAGCCGCAGTTATCCGGATTACCGGCCTGCTGCGGACAGGTGCGTAGCTTCTGCGGTGATGATGCCGCCCCAGATCGGGCCGGCTGCCAGGATGAAGAGGTACAGCAGACCTCCGAAGAGGCTGCCTAGCCAGATTGCTGTGCGGCGGGTGTTCATGCTGCCTCCTTGGTACGCCTGGAGCCTGGGTACTCCGGATGCGATGGGTACTGGGTTGGCCTTATGACAGAGGCAAGAAGCTTCTTCCAGGTGGCTGCATTGTTCGGCAGGCACACCCCAAACTCTTTTGTGTCGTACTCGACGTCGTCAACGAGAAATGGCATCAGGCTCAACGGAACGGCGATGTTGGAGCAGCCGCTGTTGTAGTAGCCCAGATGCTCAAGGATTCTTTCTTCGGAGTAGATGCCTGCGCTCTCCATCTTCCAGCAGTAGCCGCGGTCATCAGAACGCCACAGAGTGATTGCCTTGTGGCGTCGCTTCGTGTGCTTGAGGCTGATCACTATGTAGTCAGTCATGGCGTAACCATCCCCACGAATGCCCAGGCGAAAGCGCCGATACCGCCCACAAAAAAGCCGCCGAAGATCAGGACTTGGGCGGCCTCTTTCAGGTCTATGGTGATGGTCATGGCGTACGCTCCATTGCGGCGTCGATGGCTGCGTCCAACTCATCCCCAGATCGGTACTCGTATGCGAGATACCCTCCGCATCCGAACTCATCCGCTGGAACCTCACCTGAAACCTTGTCGAGCACTAGAGATACGTCCTGATCAGGATTCCGCAGCCACCGATACCGCTTAGCATCAGCCTCAGCAGCGCGCAGGCGGGCGATCAGTCCGCGCAGTTCTCCCATGGTGATTGCTGAATCTTCGTCGCCGAGGAAGGCGGGATGCTGCGAATACCCTTCCAACTCCGCCAACTGCTCATCACTGATAGGGGTTGTCATTTCCCTTCCTCCTGGCGGCGGTAGCCGGCGTCAAATAGCGCTTTGGCTTGCTTAACCGTCAGCGTCTCTACTGCGAAGCACATTTCCTCAATCGCCTTTGCCCGCTCCTCGGCGGCGATCTGCTCGGGGGTGCGGAGAAGTGATCCGTGGCTTGAGTGGAATCCAAGAGCCTGTCTCAGCGTCTTGATGCGCTCTGCTGCCTCTTGAGGATCGTCAAACAGGCCTATGTGCTGTTCCTTCCCGTTGATTTTGACGCGGGCGCGCCACTTGCCTGTCTCTTCATGCCAACTGACCCCGCAATAACCGCTGCGTGATCCAGCTTGCAGCTTTACGTTCTTGCAGTTTTCCTGATGAGAAACTTGGCGAAGGTTAGCTATTGAGTTGTCCAAAGAATCGCCGTTTATATGGTCAATCTCTTCGCCAGGATGCTCGCCGTAGTGAATTGCCCAAGCTATACGGTGCGCATAGATTTTCTGGCCGCAAATGTCGATTCTGCGGTACTTTTTTCGCTTTTTGGTGACGATGACCCCGGCTTCTTTTCCTTCACAGCGGGATACCCACGAAGCGAAATGATGCTTTTTTGTAAAATCTGACGATGGTCTTGGCAGCCAGACAAGACTCCCGGTTTCTTTGTCGTAGCTGAGCCTTGTGCGCAGATACGCAATCGACGGCAGGGTCATACGTCACCCCCGGTGGCCTTTGCAATGGCGTCGAAAGCTTTGACCTCATCGCGCTTGTAGCGAAAGGCCCAGGAGATGGCTTCGAGCTTCTTCCTGCCAGCCTTGTTGAATATGTGAATGGTTGGAAGGCCTCCCTCTAATGGGTGGCCCTTTGCATCCAGCGGGTTCTTGTGCTCCAACTCAACGAATTCACGAAGTTGCTGTAGGTGTTCAATTGAGCAGCCAGACAAACGAACAGCATCCCATCCGTAGCACTGCAACTTTGGCTTGCTCATGCTGCATCCTCCATGTTCTGTTCTGCGATCATTTCCAGCACCAGGTCCGCGTGCGGCTTCAGGAGTCCGAGCGCGATGCGTTCAGTGATTCCCTGGTGATGCTCAAGGTTTGCCGCGCACTCGCGGGCGGTAGAGGTGAACTCGTCTTCGGCGGCCTGGAACATCTGAGCCAGCCAGCATTCTTCGTCGGCCTGGACGAGCTTCAGCAGTTCGGCCTGTACCCGTTCGGTCAGAGTGCTGGCGAAGACCACTACGCGCTCGCGCATGGTTTCGATCTTCACGTCCATGCCGCACCGCAGATCGTTGACTGCGTGCTCTGCCCAGTCGCAGAACTCATCGGAGTTAGCGGCGGGAGGGGTGTCGTCAGGAGTCGCGTCGTCATGTAGCGACTGTGCGCATTGAAATGCGGTGTTCATGACTGAACTCCAATCTGCAACTGCTCTTTAAACTCTGCTGCAAGAGGGGAAAGGTGGTCATACACCGTCTGTGCAGTGTCCATATCGCCGCAAACAATCTGGAATGGCAGATCGAAACAGTGCCATTTTCCGGGACCGACATTGCTTGCCTGTTCCTGATGGCGGTAGATCAAGAATTCTTTCAATTCGGCGGGGAACTGAACGCCTGAACGTTGTTCCATCTGTTCTATGGTCAGATTTCCTAAGCGCATCATGTTTCACCTCGCGTTCGCGTGCATGCGGCAGCGTCCTGTCTCGCTGTCGTCATACAGGCGAAAAAATGCCCGGACTTGCCGGGCTAAGAGGGGTAGGGTGGGGATGGCCGGAGTTTCACCGGCGACTGACTTGGCGCGGACCCATTCAGCGACTCATTTCGTATGCCGAAGCAGTGACGTCCGCAGGTACCTAGTACATCTCCCGCTGCGCGGGACTCATCCCCATTGAAGGGTGGCGTCCTTGCCGGGGAAGTCAGGAGAGATGCAGTGCGAGCATTCCTCTGTCCATGATGCTCAGCTCGCCAGTGCTATTCATGATCTTGCGGAGTTCCTGTACGCCGCCGGCGATACCGGTTATTGCGGCAACCACTTGGAGCTGACCGCGCTTATCCGCGTTGCGAAGTGCCGCTCGAATGCGGTCATCTTGCTTAGGGTCGGTGAGATTCATCTCGCCTCCAATGTGTATGCGCCAGGGCGCGTTAGGCGGTGGCCTTTGCGATTGCGGCAGTCATTAGCTCATGGATGGCGTCGTACTCCTTAACCGATTCAGGCGAGAGGAATCCCGATCCGCTCGGCTCGACGACATCCCACAAACGACCGTACAGACGCTTGAAGGCTTGGCACGCCTCAAGCAGCTCGGGCGCGGCGGCGATCAGGCGGGCGTCAGCCTCAGAGACTGAAAGCCAAACAGCACCTGCATACTCATCGGGCTTACACGGTCCAATCTCGAAGATCGTTATTCCATGTGGGCTTCGTGCAATCTCCCACGGTCCCGGTGTGTGCTTGCTCAT